TTCGTTTCGTGCGTATAGTTAATTATTGTCTGGGGGTTTGTTTTGTATATTCCTTTCAAAGCTAAAGGCGATAATCCACTTTCTGTAATTGTTATCGTATTATCTCATTTTTGAGTTGTTATAGTTTGTCAAGCTACCGTTTCTGCTGTTGCTCTTCCTAATTGGTATATTGCTATTACTGGTGTTCATTTCGCATATTGCTCTGCAAGAAATGATTTAAAATCTGACAAAGATGTGTATGTTGTTGTATAAAATCGTAGTTTGGCTTGATATACTGATACTGCTTGGGTAATTGTTGTGTCAGGATTTAATTCTGGAAGCGTCTTTCATCATATAAAATGTGTACTATATGCTACTGTGCTTAATGTATTTATTCCTGTCACTGATAGAGTATATCTATATCTTCATGATATTGACTGATATTCTTGAAATGCCTCAGTTCAGTCAAAGACTTTTATTCAGATTTTTCTTGTAATCGCACCACTCAATACTTCTTGATTATCAACATAATTTCATATCTTTAATAGCATTTCTGCTGTTGCTGTATTTCATGCTTCATCCTCTACTGTTTCAGTATCTCATTCTGTATAGATTTCTCCATAGTTACGATATGGGATTGCTTCTGTTCATTCTATCAACTGAATATTCGTATCTGCTTTGTATGATGAAATCTTGATATAATTTGTTGTTGCTGATGTTGTGAATGCTTCTGAATATCTTACTCCCCCCGTTACTGGTCTTTGTTTTTTAACCAACAATTCAGTAAAAGAATTATAATCATTTGTTGAATAACCACATACTCTCCTATAAACACTTTCTCATCAAGAAACAAAGTCAAAGATGTAGTTTGTATTTGGCTTCACTTTTATGAAGTTTGTCAAAAACCAATTGTTACTTGAACTTCATCTTTGTCATTCATCAGTCAATAAATAGCCTCATTCTAAGTCTTCACGATTTAATAGATTTTTGCTACACTTCAATACTCCATTATTACATACAATATCCTTAGGGTTTCTAGGGTTTGGAGTTCATCAGTCGTCCGTTGTCGTTATTACCATATTGCTTATACTTCAAGCTGTTTGTGTAATTGGTGTTTCTTCTAAGTTCTGTCAAGCTACTGTTTCAGTTGTTGCTGTTGCAAGTGGATATACAATTATTACTGGAGTTCAATTCGCAAATTCATTAGATAGGTATTTTTTCCATTCATCAATAGTTGAATAATCTGTTGTCTTTATATAGATTGCTTTTTTATCTGTTCAAGTATCACTTCAAGAATAAACAGCATTGTTTGGCACATTGGCGATTGTGCGTCAGTCTGATACACACGTGAAGTGTGTGATGATGAAATTAGTACGACGTACTCATAAAGATGTATAATTGTCTGCTAATGTTCATATAGAAAATCTAGTATATGTTGAATCATAACTCCATTCTTCTGTTCAATCAAGTACCTTTATTCATACATTTCTTGTTATATTACCATTCGATACCTCCTGCTCATCTGCATAGCTTCCTACCTTCAAAAGCATTTCAGCAGTTGCTGTATTTCATAGTGCATCTTGTACTGTTTCAGTTTCTCATTCAATATATATTCAAGTATCGTTTTCATATGCTGTTGCATATGGTCATACTTGGAATTGGAATTCAGAGTTTTCTAAATCCACAACATCTCATTGAGCAGAACCTCATCGCCATTCAACTCTGGTATAACTTGCACTTGCATTGTTTATTGTAAAAGTGAAGTCGTTTTGTAATGCTCTTGTTTTAGAAATGTAATTCTTACTGCTATCATATAATGCAATGATAGGTTTTGATGGACTATATACTGTTTGTTTTCATTCAATTCTGATTTCCCCACTTAATGTATATGTTTGTCAATTCAGAATTGGTATGAAATCAGATACTGCTCTATATAAAACTCAAGTAGAAATTGTTCAATCGCTTGAATTTATATCTCATCTCACAACCTTTGATTTATCAACCAAGTTTTTATGGACTTTAATTGTTCAATTATTACTTACTATATTCATAGGAGTAGCAGGTGCAGGAACAGCATCTGCACCAGCGATAAAATCACCTGTACCTGCATTAGTAAAGAAGTTGCCTGTTACAGTATCATACATACCGAGTACGTTATCAGAATTGCGTTTGCAAGGAATAAAATGACCTTTAGAATAAAAGTTTGCATCATAAATTCTTAAACCATCTTGAGCTTCTGTTCCTGTTTCTGTGTTGTTACGACCAAATAGCCAAGTTGTAACGGAAGCATTAGATATACTAACGGTATGTGGAATTTTCTGTGTCATTGCTTCGCCATCTATTGTTGGTGCGGTATTTAGACCTGTATATTTAATAGTATGCTTAAGTTTATCTGCCCTATCACCACCCGTCCAAGCATAATCTGCACTTCCTGCATCACCGTTATTATAAATGCAATAAGAGGTATTACCCAAATATGTAACGCTAATATTATTAGTAGATGTATATGTAATACCACCGCTTATTGCTCCCATAACAGGAGCTGTTAAAGCACCTTTTGAACTTTGAAACGTTACCTCAAACTCATCTGTATTATTAAGCAATATACCTGTATCAATATGCTGTGTGCCACTACTCTCTATATATTCTAGTTGTGTGTATCATTCTGGCAGATTTCTTTGAACTGTTGCTCATTCAAGCGTTACCGTAGCTAATCCAGGTGTATTATCTTGTGATGTTTCTCAGTATAATGTTAATTCTTGTAATCAGTCTTCCATTGCATTTGGCAATGTTATTGATGTATTGCTTTCAACCGTTACAGTTTGAGTATCTTTATAAACTATCTCTAAATCTGTTCAAGCCGTTAGTGTATCTTGTTTCTTTTCTAATTCTTCTTCTACATTCTCATTTGTTGCGTATTCACTTAAATCTATTTCTTCTGTTGTCGTTCAGTTCTTATCTGTTATTGATATTTCCGTTACGCTTCAACTTTGTGATACAGTAGCCGTAGGAGAATATCCATCTGTTCAAGGAACTCATTGCACTCATTGGATACCTTGCTCTCATTGTGGTCATTGAATACCTGTAGCTCAAGACATATCAGTTAAAAAAGTGAATTCAGTAGCTCACTTTACATATAACTTAGCATTGTCTGGGTCTTCTATTGTAGATGTTATTAGTACGAATTTTCATTCAGGAACATTATTTTTATCGGCATTCATTGAAGCAATGCTTGAATATGTTTTATAAACTTGAAAAGCATCTCAAGGCTCTCCTTGTATTCCTTGTATTCATTGTTCTCCTTGTATTCATTGGATACCTTGTTCTCCTTTATCTCATTTATCCCCTTTATCTCACTTGTTTCCTTTATCTCCTTTATCTCCTTTGCTTCCTTGTTCTCATTTATCCCCCTTATCTCCTTTATCTCACTTATCTCATTTATCTCATTTATCTCCTTGTTCTCATTGTGGTCAAGTAGCAGGAATTCAAGTATCTGTTTCTCATAGATACCAATTTCCATTTCCTCAAATACTTGGGATATTTTCTTCTGCAAATTCAATAATCCCATTGATTTTTTCCCTTGCAACTTTTCAGTTGTCTCAATACTCAATTTTATCTACCATTGTTATACAATTCAGTCATTAAAAATTCAATTAGCAGTCCAAATACCTCTATCGTTCCACCGTCATCTTACTAATATCCATTCAAGGCTTCATATTGGTTTATATCTTATACAATAGCATACTCAGAATTTATCCTTATCCATTTCTTCTACAGAATAAGTAGAGATTTTTTCTTCCTCTGCTTTGTATTTTTTATATCATAGAAGTTTTGTTTCTAACCATTTACAATCCATTCTGGTACTTTTACACTTGATAAAACTTCTCATTGGATAGTATCCCAATTAAACCTTACTTTTTGCTCGTCCTTTACTCCCCATATATCACATCTTACAGGTCAAGCCTTTCCTTTTGTAGCCTCTCATACTATTTCAAAGCTAACATATGATGTAGAACTTTTTTCTGTATTTTCCTCATTATCAAGGCTTCATTCATATTCAATAACTCAAGTTGTATATCTAACCTCTAATAAGATTTTATCATATACAGTTAAATCTACATCCGTTATATCTCAGCTTTTGCTGTGTTCTGTAATATGGAATGTAAATAGCGAATCGCTTCCCTCTAATATGAACATTTTCATTATATCTTAAAATATAAAATCGTTATTTTTTTCTCAGATTAGTTAAAACTAAATCAAGGATATTTGTTTCCTCTTTATAGTTCTCTGTTATTTTTATTTCTGCTTTTATCCCACCGTTTGATGTAATATCTACTTTCCTACTTTGAATTAATCAAAGATATTCCAATGGCAACCATTCATATCAAGTATTCAACCTTATATGTTTTCTATCTCATATATTGAAGTCCCATCGGTCCGTATCTCTACTTACATCTACACTTGGAACTGCTATTCCTGTTGGTAAAGATAAAGCTCATTCTCATTCGTATTTTTCAAATATTAATCATAATTCCTCTATTTCTTCTGTGTTTGATATATTTCAATTTTCATTTTGTATATACGTGAAATGGTTATCCATTGTATCTTTCCGTTCTCGGTTTATGATGTTTGTCATTCTTGTATTATCTGTATCATATTCCCATACTCATTCTAAGATGTTTCAAGTATTTTCGCTTACTTCTAATACTCAATTGATAATTCTGACTACTAAATTATTATCTGCTCACCAACAATATTTGAGTATATCATAGAAGCTCGTTCCTGTATTAAATTTCCTTGTAATTGTTGTTTCACAGTCGTTTAATCATAATGTTATAGGCAAGGCATACGTATTGTTTAATTCTGTAAATACTTCACTTACGACATTTTTTATCATAGCATTTGTATAGTTTTTTTGATTTCTAATTATCCTATTTTGTAAATAGCTTAATCGTGTTTCTCATTGTATCTCTCCTCAGTTTGTGCTTAATGTAATATCTGTGATGTATCAGTCAAATAACTTTATGATTTTTCAGATTTTTATTCAATAATTTACAACTATTCTATATCCCTTTTTTAATTGTACCGTCTGCATTCGCCTTTCAGCAGGGAATTTTATTTTCAATTTACCTCATTTATTTACCTCGTCATTTACTTGTAACGAAAAAACATTATTCAAGGTCGCTATACATTTATCTTGTCAGTTCTTAATTTGAATTGTCAACATAATCGTAGTTCTGCTTTAATAGATAAATACCTCAAAATACTATTTCGTTTGTTTCGTGGTTATAGCTTGGAGATAAGAATTCTCTAAACGAAATATTCCCCTCTCGGTCATTAGTCAGCTTTCAATTGAATTTTCATATCATTTGTCTTATTTTGTTCCTGATGGTGTATCAAGTAAGATAATCTTCATACTTTACAACTACATCTATAAGGATAGGGAATATATCCACTCATTTATCATATCATAAATTACCTCAGTTATCAAAATTACTTCGGTCTCATTCGTTGAAAACTATAGCAGGTCATTCCCCTGTTTCCACTTTTAGAAATCATATCCTATCAGCTAATCATAATGATAGTAAATATTCCTGCATTGCTTTTGGTCGGTCTGGAGTTATCATATTACTTATACCATTTGATAAATAAATCACTTAACTTATCTTTTTCTGCGTTTATTGTTCTTTCAAACGTATGCTTTCCTTTTATACCTTTTTTTGCTATTGCTCTTGCTATTACAAATATTTTCCCTTTGTCTATGTAATGTAAGTCCTCAAACTTACTTGTAGGTCATCAACTTATCATTCCTTTTCTTGCAGTCCAACCTACTAAGGCTTGAAGTGGGGGGAATTTTCAAGGTCTTCTTCCATATTCTCTTACTAAGGCATATTCAAGATTTGTTCATACCACAACTTTTTCATTGCTTATTTTTTGAGTATTAACGCTTTCTGCTAGGTGTCCTGTATCATAGCTATCTTTTTCTATTTGCTTTTTGATTTGTTGTTCAAGATACATTCAGACTTTTTCTAAAGCATTTCCTGATTTTTTTTCTACTTCTGCTAATACCTTGTCTATGTTATCTACCCAATACTTCATTCTTATTCTACCTTTTTGATAAAAAACTTGCTATGATGTATTTTGCTTTTATCCTGTGGCATATAATGAGCTATTACAGTCCATTCCTTTCAGTCCCATTGAATGATGTCTTTCGGGTCTATTTCTACATTAGCATTTGTATACATTTTCATTACATTTCTTTGAATGTTATCCGTGTCGCTTATCAATTGTAAGTCCTTATATGATAAACTGCTTATTCTACATTTTATAGGTTTGCTTTCTTCCGTATAAGTTTTTTTGCTTATTCAATTTACATAGCTTGTAATAGCATTCCTCTTTTTGATTATTATTTCATTTATAAAGAAATCTTGTATCATTTTTTCTATGTTTTAATGTAAATTGATGTCCCAAAATCATTTTCCTATTATTCAGCTATATGCTTCTATTATCGCTATTACATCGCTGTCTGTTGGTATTCAATAGAATGTGTATGCACTTTGGCTGTCTGAATAGGTTATTGAATAATCGTCTATCCTTTCGCTCGTCTTTCTACTTGTGGCGTTATTGTTTCACTCCTTTATGGAGTATGTATATACGCTTTCACATAAACTAGCACAGGCTATTTTTAAATCTTCTGGAATGATGTATTCGTTTGCTACCTCATTGTAGAAAATTTCCTTATCAATTCTACTTCGTATTTTCGCACTGACTTGTTTGATAATCTTAGCTGTCTCATACGGTTTCGTTTGACAAAGATTAAGTAGCTCTGCATTTAGAGTCAAATCTTCTAATTCTTGGACGGTCTCAATTGGTAAAATCTCCATATTTTTTTATGCTTTACTAAAATAAATTCTTCCATTTTATTGTTGCTTCTATACTATCGTTTTCTCGTACTCCTGTATCTATTGAAATAAGATTACTTCAAAGCTGTAAACTAGGTCGGTCGCTTCAAGGTTCTATAAGGTTTGAAATATCTTGCGTCGTATCTCAATGTTGAAAATAACATCTTCTATTTTCACTATCCACAATTATTTTATCCCCTATGTTTAATCATAATTCTATTACCTCATTGATGTATAATATTTCTGTACCTTGTTCCGTTTGATGTATGATTTTAATTCTATCATAAGGGAAGTTTTCATCGTCGTTGTCTAAGATTTCTAATTCAATATATAAAGGACTTTCTGCTATTCATTCATAACTTATATTTACTAACTTTTGATGGTACTGCCAATAGAATGGCAACTTTACAGGTAATTTTATTCCTGCTAAGGTGTTTTTTGTTTCTATACTGTACTCTTGATTTGAATAGAAATACGGACTATCTGTTATCAATTCCACACTTATTCAAGCTCGTTTTTGATTAGCAAAATCGGATAATTGTATTCATTGCAATACTTGGCATTTACATTCCCATTTTATGCAGTCTATATCTAAGAATGATAAGTCCTTCCACAATTTGTT